TGCGAGTGCGAGGTCGCGTTGTGTGGCGCTGAGCGTATCAACGGCGACGCCTGCGAGCGTCGTATTTGCCCACGTCGTGCTCGTCGCATCCGGGTCTGCCTGCAGCCGGTTGGCCAGCCAGGCAGCGTCAGCTCGAGCGCTGGAGGTCTGATGGAAAATGAGAGCAGTGCGGCCGTAGGTCGAGTCCTGCAACAGGCTTGCGACATCATCTGTTGCGCTGGTGCCGATGGCGGTATCCGCGCTCTGAGCGATGAACAGCCGCTTCTGGGCTTCGACCCATGCTGCGGCCTGCAGGATGTCCTCCTCGACACGCGAGGTCAGAACCATGCCGTACCAGTCGCCGTCTTCGGAGACGATGGCATTGAGGCCGGTCGCGAGGTCGACGTTTGCCGTGGTCGATACCTTCGAGTTTGCTCCGGAGCCGGGCGCGACGAGCGTGGCCGTGAATGCGCGCCCAGCAATCTTGGCAGTGAGAATGACCTCAGCCCCTGCGCCGGAATCGTTCACCACGCCAGTGCCGTCCGCATCGACCAGCGCTCGGAGGCCGGCAGCGATGGCCGCCTCGTTGTCGCCCGATGCGGTGAACGTGTAGTCGACGTCGCCGATGCTCAGGACCCAGTCGCCATCTGCAGCTGTGCCGATGGTGAACGTGTCGACTTGGGCGACCCGGTCAGGCAGGGTGCCGATCTTGATGCGACTGATACCGCTGCCGAACATTGCCTGGGCGGCGAGGTACTCCGGGTCAGCAGTCGTCAGCCCGGTACCGTCGACGACAGCAGCCAACGACGTGAAAGCGAGCACCAGCGCAGACGCGGCAAACGCGCTGTTGGGGCCGCCGATGAAAGGCGTCCCAAACCCGGCCCGAGTGACCGGAGAACCGGACAGCAGGACCGATATGTCAATGACGATGTCGTCGAGATTTGCGGGCATGTGACGGCTCCGTGAGTGTGCTTGAACAACGTCCACACCCTACGTGATGCCCCTGCTATGGCGTCTCAGGCGGGACCGCCGCGCCGGCCTCCACGACGAACTCCACTCCCTCGGCGTCTGGCGTGTTCAGCACCTCGCCGGTGAACACGACCTGCTCGATGGTCGCGACGGTGCGCGTCCACTGCAGCGCATAGCCGACAGTGATCTCGCACTGCATTCGCCGCTCGTGCCTTGTATCGACCAGCTCTGACAGGTCGCGAGGATTGCCGACAGCGAGAATCTGCAGGCCGGCATTGCGCATCTCCTCGCGGAGGCTGGGCGACTGCATTGAGTGACGGACGGCCTCGACGAGGTCGTCGACGCCGAGCGTCAGGCCGTAGACATTGAGGTCATAGGTGGTCTTGCGGTGGCCCCTGATGCGCTCAATGCCGTTGCCATCATCGAGGTCGTCATCGAGGTCGACATGCGCCTCGTCATGCACCGGTGCGATCGATGGACCGACCGCCTGCAGCGTCGCATAGGGGAGCGACGGTCGAGTCGCATCGAAGGGAGCAACGACGACATGGTCGTCCGCGAGCTCGGTCACGGTGACCACCCAATCGCGGAGGCCCTGCAGCCTGGATTCCGCTGTGCTCATGGCGTTGCCCTCCGCATCAACAGCGCTCGGTAGTGCGGCAGAATGGTCCGCTGGCGATGCACCTCGACGACCTCATACGTCTCACCATCGATGAGCAGCTCGTCACTCTGCCGTGGTGGCGTCGTCGTCGGGTCCGCTGCCAGCAGCTCGGTCCGCGTGTAGACCTTTTGCTCGACCGACTGGCGCTGCCCCTCCGGTAGGTGCTCGACGTCGCGCCCCTTGGTTGGCTGCACCGACGCGTTGATGATTGTCGTTGTGACCTCACCGTCGACCTGACGGCCGCCGACGATCGTACGCGCCCCGAATCGACGGACGGTGATGGGTTCGGTTCCGAGAATCATGAGACGTCACCTCGCTCCACTGGAACGCCATTGCGCCGGATGACCCAGGCGATGGAGTTGATCATCTGTCCGGTGTCGATGAGGGCCTTATGGCCACGGAACTTCGAGTTCCTCGGACGTCCTCCATTGCTCCGCAGTCGCAGCTTCCTCCGCCTGAGCGTCCACGGCGAAAGCGGCACGAACGAGCCTGCCGGTTCGCCCTGTCTCCGGATGGTGTTCCGGACGTCGCGGGTGATGCCCATCGCCACCATGGCCAGCGACTGCCTCAGCGGCATGCCCTTGCGGGTGTAGGCGATGACCGCACCCCTCAGCTGCTTGCGGTACCGCTCGCGGTTCCTGTCGAACGTCGGCCGCACGAACGGCCGCGCAGGAACGTCGCTGCTTCCGAACTCGTGCACGCCGGCGATGACGACATTGCTCTCGCCGTCCTGCCGGTCTGGCTCATCGCCATGGATGCCCACGGTGATGGTCGTACCGCGAAGCGCCCGGAGGTCGTGCTTGAACTGGTCCCAGCCCCTATCCTTGACGCGGACTCTGCCGGTGTTGGTTGCCATCGCTCAATCTCCTGCGGGGCGGACATCTCGGATTTCGTCCGGATTGTCCGGGGTGTCCGGCGCTCATTCGCCGAACTATCTGCCTGCCACGAATGCCATCGACCCGAGCTGCTGACGCAGGCGCAGAAACTCCAGCCCGTATGAGGTCGTGGCATAGGTCGCGTCGGAACTGATCACGCCGAGAGCTGCACCGTAGGTGATGGACAGGTCGCCCGCCTTGCGGGACGTCACTGCACCAGACCCTGCGCCAGCCGTGCCGGACTCAGCGTTGCGCTCAGTGATGGTCAAGCTGTGCGCTGCGAGTAATGCCACCGCACGCTGGTAGGTCGCCCCCCACAGACTTGCGTCGCACTCCATCGAGGCAAGCTCGATGTGTACGTCGATGACCTCACCGTCGACGCTCGCCAGCTGAGGTGCGATGACCGTCGTGATGAGTGTCCTGGTGTTCATGCAACTAACAACTCGTGAGTGGCCATGCGAGCTGCGATGGATGGCAGCTTCTCCAGCTTGGCCCAGACGTCGCCGTCGATGGCGACGCCCTTGAGTGGTGCCAGCTCGACGGAGCCGCCCGGCAGTTCCGGGTGGCGGATCATGAGGGGTCCACAGACCTCGTCCTCACGGCCAGGCACCAGGATGCGTCTCGGACTCAGGGTGATATTTCGTGTGGGCTTGTTGGCCATGTCGCTCTCCTGTGGTGGTGGTTATGCGGCCGGCACTTCGACGTGCTCGAAAAAGACCGGCATCTTGATGTGCATGCCGCCCGTGCGGCTGAGGCACGGCGTGGAGTACACGTAGTTGCGCACCTGCACAGGCATCGGACGCCAGAGGCGAGCGCGGTACTGCAGGTACATCGGATTGATGGGCACAAACGACACGAGGTCGGCACCGCCAGCGCCAGCCCCACCCTGCTCGTAGACCTCGATGATGTCAGTCACGTGCGGGTTGTTGCGCTTGACGTATTCCAGCACCGTCAAGTCCGTGCCATTGCCCATGTTCAGCTTGCTGACGGTCTCGAAGATGCTCGTGGAAACGAGGACCGTCAAGCCGGTGGCGAGCGTCTTGGTGCGGACTCTGATGCGGCTCACGCCGTCGTTGAGCAGTGCGGCCCAGCCTGCTGCAGTCGTCGGACGGGCAGCCTCAACAACGCGCGGAATGGTGGGGTGGGTGTGCAGTCCGAGCTGGCCGGTCGAGACGTTGCCGCCAAACATCACATCGTTGTGCTTCTGGCGGTCGGCCTCCATGGCTGCGGCGGCACGATCGGTGGCGAGGCTTGAGCCCGCCATGATGCCCGCAGCGATGTCCTGCACCGAGTACGAGAACCCGGTGAAGATTGGCGAGATGGCCATGGAGTATTCGAGCTTCGACACATCCGACGTCGGAGGGTCATCCGCATAGGAGCCGCCGATGCGCGCCTCGCCGTAGCTGTCCTCGATGCGCTGCACATAGGTCTCCGCCCCTTCGGGCAGCGACGTATCGACGGGGAAGAGCATGAAGCCAGAGAGCGGCGCCTTCGGAGTCATGAGGACTTCGGCGAGCACGAACTCGAGCTGGCGAGAGAAGTACGCACCACCACCCACACCGTTGAGGGCAGTGGAGATGTTGGCGCCATCAGCACGACTGCCCAGCTCGGCATCGAGCCGCGCCGAGACGTCCGTCGGGACCTTGATGATTTCGTTGAGCTTCATGGGGTTACCTCAAGGGCAGGCGCCGCGGCGCAGTGGAATCAGACGAGAGAGAGAACGGCCAGAGAGGCCGAGTGCACCCGCTCCCAGCGAGCGCGAGAGCGAGGGAGTTTGACGTAGTTGGCAGCCGCGGAGGCGCGGAACTTGCCCTTGTCGGCGCCAGAGACGCAGACGTAGACGTCGGAGCCGATGGCCGCCTGAGCGGTGGTGGTGACCCAGATGTCACCGCGCGACATGATGGAGCAGTTGCTGCCTCCTTCGTAGCCAATTCCGCTGCCGGAGACCGGTTGCTCCTTCCCCAGGTCGCGGACCGCACAGCCGGCGAACATGTCAGCAAGGTCAGACTCGTCGGTGCCGCCATTGCCGGCGGCGAAGACGAGAGTGAGGTTGCCGGAGTTGACGACCTCGAAGCGGTAGTCGACGTCCTCGGCGGTGAGTGTGAGGACCGCGTCGTCCTCGGTTGCGATGACGGTCTCAGCTGGCATGGCGGCGTTGACCACCGTGGCCAGTCCTTCGACAATCTCCTGAGCAGTCGCATCAGAGTCCGAGGTGAACTGGACGGTGATGACCTGTCCGGTAGACTTGTTCCGGATGCCGACCTGATAGGCGGTAGAGTTCTGGACGACGGGTGTGAGGACGCCGACGTCGGCAGTCCGAGTAGGGAACGACGAGGAGTCAGCGACACCGCACAGGGCTTGGCCGACCTCGAGGCACGCGGCGCCGAACGCAATAGCATCCGACGTATCGTTCGCCGTAGTGGCCGCCAGGCTGAGGTTCGCGCCCACCACAGTGGTGAAGCCGAGCCCGCCAATGCGGCTGGTTAGGGTCAGGGTCGTGGAACTCGCGACAGCAGCGAGCAGCTTGCCAGCAATGGCAGGCTCAGAGTTCACTGCCAGCGTGAGGCCAGCGACAATCTCCGCAGCCGTTGCGTCGCCGTCGGCGAGGTACGTGATGTCGATGCCATCAATGGTGACCGTGTACGTCGCATCATTCACCGCACTGGCGGTGATGGTATCGACCTGCGCGGTGCGAGGGCGGTCATTGACCATGCTGCGCGTCCACGAGTCACCGCGGAGGCTGGCCGGCTGGCCGGCAATGCCGGGGGCCCGGCGGTCGAGTACTTCGTTGATCATGGGGTCACCTATCGGTGGAGGGTTGAGTGAGGATCAGTTGGCGGTGCGAGACTGCCAGCCATTGCGCGTCTGCTGCTCGAATGCCTCATAGGGATCGGCACCATCAGCCTTGGCCTGCGTCGATGGCGGGCTGCCAGCAAACCCGGGCGACGACACCTGGCGCAGGTTGTCCTTCCGCTGGTCGACGACCGCAAGCTCGTACATGCCTTCGATGGCGGCATCGCTGCGCGACTTGATGTCGAGGTCTGGATAGCGCTTGCCGACGACAGCCCGCATCAGGCCCGCATCATCGAGCTTGACGGCCTCGGCGCGGTCGACACCTGCCTTGACGGCGGAGTCGATACGGTCGAGGCGAGCCTGCAGCTTGGCCGGAGTGACTGCATCGGCACCATCAGCCTTGGCCTTCTCCGCGTCAGCCTTGGCGGTCTTGAGGTCTGCCTCGAGCGCGTCGACGCGCCCCTGCAGTTTCTCTGCATCAGCCTTCGAGTCGTTGCGAGCCGTCACCAGTCCAGCGACGATGACCGCGAGTGCCGGGTCCATCTGGTGGTCTGCGCCATCGATGCGCACGGTGGAGATCTTCTCGGTCATGGGGGGCTCCGTCTCTGGGGTGTCATCGGGGCCAACCAACTCGGCCGCCCCATCGTGAGAATCCAGATATACGCGGGCACGCCCCCCATGCCGCCCGGCCGGGACCACTGCGACATGGTTGTAGGTCCGCTTTACCTGTCGGCTGTCGTAGGGAACGGCCTCGCCGGTGCGCGGGTCAGTCCACGTTCCGGGGGTGTGGTCGACCTGTGCCATGTACCCGCATGAGAGCTCGCGGGTGCCGGCAGTCACAACGTCGCGCACGTCTCGCCGGTGAACGACCAAGCGAGCGCAGAGCTGGCCCTGCTCGTCGAGACGGGGTGTACCGGCGACTGCGCCAGCGGCATGCTTCGCCGCGGTCTCCGAGGTGACGAGCCCTTCCGGGTGGTCGTCCGGGTGGAGGTAGACCAGCGGCGCGCCCTCGAGCGTGGTGAGCGACTCTGCATCACCGAGGACGTCAGCATCAACAAGCTCGCGGCGGATGGTGCCGTCTGCTCGCCGATACGAGTGCACGCCCGTGACGGCGAGAACCGCCGGCGCGCGGAGGATTCCCTCGTTGTCGATGGTGGCGCGACCGAGTGTGAATCGGTCGAGGCGAGCGTCGGTGGTGTTCTTCGTCTTCATGCCCCCAACTTATCGACGAGTCGGCTCCACTACGTTCGGGCGGGAGGCCTGCCAAACCGAATGGGTCGCGGCGGCCTGCCTCTCCGGCCAGCACGCTGCGCCACTCGGAACGCAGCGGCCCCTCGTTCCCAATCGGCAAGCTCATCGTCCTGGAGCGCGCGGACTCCAGCGATCGCCAGCTCCACCCACGCGTCGACCTGTGACGGACTCGGCGCCCACTCGCCGAGCGTGCGGATGGACTCCTCGATGACGGGCTCTGGCGGTGGCCGTTGAGGCAACTCCTCCTCCCCGAGCCTCTCCAGCTCCTCAAGCGCATCATCGAGGTCAGGCTCTGCGACACATCGACACTGGATAGGCATGCCTGGGTGACCGTCGGGTGGTGGAGTCGCCCAAGGGAATCGACGCCCATCACGATCGGCGTGCACCTGCCTGACTCGCTCATCCATCGACGTCGCCCAGATGTAGGCGCCTACACCGTAGCTCTGCTGCCGCAGCATGGTCAGCTGCCCGTTCAACTTGCCGATCTGGTCTCTGGCGATGAGTGCCGCTCTCCGCTCGGTGATGCCGAGTCGCTCCTGCAACTGCTTCGCCAGCGTCTCCGCACGAGTCCCTGACTCCCACGCCTGTCGCACGAGCGCATCGACGTCCTCCATGTGTCGCGGAGCCAGCCCGCTGATGAGGGCGGTGTTGCTCCCTCTCCATGCGTCGACGGCTGGATTCAGCCACGGCTCAGAGTCCAGCGGGCGGATACCGATGACGGCGCCGAGCTGGCCATCGACCGTCTCCGCTGCATAGTCGGCAGCGCTCCGGCCCGGCACCATGGGGAGCCGCTCGCCTCGCCTCTCCATGCGTCGACCGTACTCGATGCCCACGCCCTCGAGCACACCGGAGAGCGAACCCGGAATCGTTCGATGCGTGCCGTCTACCGACGCGTCTGCTCGCGGGCCGAGTGCCTTGGAGTAGCCGGAGAGGATGCGTTCGCTCAGCCCACGCCACTCCTGAGCCGCTGCCGCCGAGCAGGCATCTGCGTACTGCCGCTCGATGTTCGCCGGATAGCGTCGTGGTTGTCGCTGCCGGCGAGCCATCAGGCACCAGCGGCAGGAGCGGTCGGCACGTTCGCGCCACCGATGTCGCCGGCCTCATCCACCGCCTTCTGGCGCTCCTTCGCATCCATCAGCCGGAGCGCGCCAGCAGCGCCGCCGAACCGACTGTGCCGGATTTCCATCTCGTCGACGGCCTGCATCGTCCAGTAAATCTGGTCAGTCTCAGCGTGGAGCTTCTCCGTCTCTGCCTTCTCCTTCGGGTCGGTGTCGGAGAGAGGCAGCCACTCGACAGTGACCGTCGCATCATCAGGCAGCACCACCTCGCCGGCGGCGCGCATCAGCTCGACGATGCGAAGGATGGCGGGCTGGTAGGTGTGGGTCTGCGCTGCCTCGACGCGTGCATTCCAGTTGTCGCGCCCTCCCTTGTTGTCGGTGCTCAATCCCCCTGGAGCATCACCGAACAATCGAGACGCCGGCATGTCTGCCGCCATACAGAGCGACCGAGCGAACCGGTCATGCGCGTCGGCGAGTCCGGTCATGCTGAGTGTCTGCCGCTCGAACTGCTCGCCGTCCTGGTCGACGATGAGCATGCGTGTGATGGACTTGCCGAGGTTGAGGTCAGCCATGCGCTGCATGAAGGCCTCGCGCTTGCCGCCGGTGACGGCAGCCGCCAGCCCCTTCACCCGGAGCACACCGATGCTGTACTCGTGCACCGCGTGCGCCATTCCCTGCTCGGCCATCCCATATCGCTGAATGGCATCCCACGCTGTCTGCAGGTGCGAGATGTCCCAGCCCTGCAGTTCAGCGCGTCGACGAGGGCTGGCCTTGCGGCCCTCGAATCGGATAATGCGGGTGTGGTGGATGCGAGAGCTGGCGCTGTAGGTCGTCCCATCGAGGGGAGTGTACTGGTAGATAAGTGGTCGACCGACGTTCGCGGACATGGGGTTGTCGTCGTAGGTAATGACCTGCAGCTCCTCAGCGGTGGCCACACGCGCAAACCGGATTGCGCTCAGCTTGCCAAGGTCGACGGGCATCTCTGGCGGCTGGTCATCGTCCAGACCCAGCACCAGCGCGCCACCCCCGTAAACGCGCGCCCAGATGTGCGCCTCCTTCATGGACTGGCGCAGTCGCAGCTCGGTAAATCGGGCGGCGAACAGGTCGGTCTCAGCGTCGAAGTCGGTCGCGCTCACGCGCACCTGACACCATCGGCGTGTGCAATCGTAGGGCAGGTCCTCGACTATCTTTCTGGCGACATCATTGCCCTCGTAGAGGGCTTCGAGCTGCAGGGCGTCGAGCATGTCGACGATGCCGACAGTAGTTCCCGTCGACTTGTCGAGGGCAGTGCCGAGCCCGGAGAGCACGTTAGTGAGCGCGCCATCGAGGCGCTCAGCGAGGGCGGTCATAAGAGACATAGAGTCACCTGGTTGGAGCTGGTCCCTATCATGCCGTCATATCCTCCAGACTGTACGTGTCCGGGTTGGTGAGCCACCAGAGCAGCGCCTGCGTAATCATGTCGACGAGGTCGTCATTCTTCGCCAGAGGGAACTTCGTCAGCTCATAGACGAGGTAGTCGAGGATGGGCAGTGAGCGCAGAACGTAGAAGTTGCCAGCCTGCACGTGGCCGCTGATGGCGCGAGCGCGCGCGATCTTGCTGTCCTTTGGGTTGATGCCGACGAGTCCGCCGATCTCGCGCCCCAGCTCGTTGATGATGGCGCTGCCATTCGCCTTGTCCTCGACGAGCTTCACATGCGCGATCGGCCAGCGCGCACAGAGGGCACGAAGGGCTTCCTTGGTGCCGAGGTAGGACATCTTTCCGTGCACGACCTCGAGGAGGTAGAAGTTCGGCCCGCGCTTGCCGAACACGCCCATTGCTACGTGGTCCGAGGATTCGAGGTCCTTGAAGGCGCAGTCAACGCTGATGATGACCTCGTCGAACTCCGGAGGCGGTGCGTCGACGTAGCGAATCCAGTCGCGCTCGAACACGAGGCCCTTCGCCGGCGTTGGGCGCTGAAGGAACTGACCCGCGTATTCAGCTG